GTTGAGGGTAGCCACCAATTGACAATCTTTCTCCAATTAACCCGCTTCGGCGGGTTTTTTATTCCCTCATATTATTTTTTTCATCTCCCACTTTTTCCCATGACAAGACAGTTCTAAAAAATTACGTTACATCAGAATTTTAAATCACTCATAACCATATTATGAACTTGTAGGGTCGTTCGTTTATAACATTAAATCGAAACTACAAGGGCAAGGAGAGAAAATGGATAAGTTAAAAGAAGTAATCGAGTTCTTGAAAAAGAATAATGCCCCGGCTGAATTAATCACTCAATTGGAATCACTTAAAACGGTCAATCTCGAAAGTGTTAAGGAATTCCTTGAGAAAGATGAAGCTGGCAAAAAATATCTTCAAACCTTGAATGATGCCGCTGTTACGAAAGGGATTTTGACCTTCAAAGAAAAAACAATGCCTGGATTAATCGAAGACGAAATCAAAAGGAAATTCCCAGACGAAACTGAGGAACAGAAAAAGTTAAGAATACTTACAGATGATCAGGCTAAACTAAAAGCTGAAATCAAACGTAAGGATTTATTGAACAAAGCGACTACCCTCGCTGTTGAGAAAAAACTTCCATTGAAATTAGTTGAGCGATTTCTCGGTGATGATGAAGACGCAACAATTAAAAATATGGAATTATTTGAAGCAGAATATAATGCTGGAGTGACAGCTGCGGTAGATGCAAAATTCAAGGAAAACGGTAGAGAACCCGGAAATTCTCCGCAACATAGTCCCGGTCCCGATTACAGCAAGATGAGTGATGATGAATATTTCAAACACAGAATGTCAGAAAAAAAATAATGGAGAAAGCAATGCAAAAGTTTTTTATTAAAAATCCGGTTGCAGCTTCAATTTTTGTATTGATGCTGTTAGTCATTTCGGCTGTATTACTTCAAATCGAGCAAACCAAGGACGGAGTAATATTGGCGAACACATTTTTGACAACTCAATTAATTGCACGTGAAGCGCTCGTGCGTTTGAGAAATATGCTGGTTATGAAAGCACTAATTCACACCGATTATTCATCGGAGTATCGAAAGCAAGGCGACACAATCCGTGTGAAGAAACCGGCAGTATATGTAGCAGATGAATTTGGTGGGACAATCAATTTGCAAACAGTAGCAGAAGATGCTGTCAATGTTACTTTAAATCATATTGCTGATGTTTCCATCGAAATAACTTCTAAAGAGAGAGCTCTAAATGTTGAAGATTTTGGGAATCAATATTTAGATCCGGCAATGGAAGCAATAGCTCAAAAAGTTGATTATGATATTATGAGCGAAGTTTATAAAGAAGTTCCTTACTTCGTTGGGACGTCAGGAACTACCCCCAGTGCGCTTGATGATTTTGCAAACGCAAGAAAAATGTTAAACATAAATAAGGTTCCGCAAGCATTAAGACGAGCAGTTTGGGATCCCAATGCGGATGCTAAATTCACAATAATTCCGGCGATTGTAAATGCTGAGAAATCTGGTTCAACACAAGCATTACGAGAAGGTTCAATCGGGCGCATTCAAGGGCTTGATAATTATATGAGTCAAAATGTGATTACACACACTGCCGGGTCATTTACGGCTGTATCTGCTCCCAAAATAAATACTCTGGCTGTAGTTGGTTCGAATACCTTGGTATTAAAGGGTGGAGCTGGGACAGAAACAATTAAAAAGGGTGATGTATTCTATGTAACATCTGGGGGAAATAAATATTATTATTCAGCAGCATCAGATGCCACGGCAAGTTCCGGTGTAGTAAGTGTTACTACCTTTCAGAAAGTACAAGTCGCTCATTCTGTTGATGACGTGATTGTATTCCCCGATAAAACTGCAGGTGGTCATGTTGCTAATTTAGCTTTCCATCGCAATGCGTTCGCATTTGTACAAAGACCACTCGAAGCACCTTTGGGCGGTGTTAGTGCATATACTGTGAATTTTGAAGGATTGTCACTTCGTGTTGCACAGGGTTATAATATAAGCACAAAGAAGGAAACTCTTTCAATGGATATTCTATATGGAGTTAAAGCAATTTATCCACAATTAGCTACAAGAGTTCTTGGATAGAGCATCGTTGAGCAGAGAGTGTCATACTTAAACATTCTCTGCTTTTTATTTTTAATAAAAATCCGTTGGGAGGTAAAATGAAGTGTCCACTCTGTAATTGTGAATATAGCGATCCTGTTTTACCAATTCACATAAAAATTTGTAATGCACAGCAAGTTGAACAAGTTGAGAATTCCGAGAATGCACAGCAAGTTGAACAAGTTGAGTCCCCGCGGAGAAGAAGAAAGTTATGATTTCCATTGATGAAGCAATTACTATTTTACAGATAGAAGGGACGCCTCAAGAGAGGAGTTTAATTAAAACGCTCATCCCAGAAATTGAGGGAGATTATAAAAGAATTCGAAATAGGGATTTTGATGTTGATGAAAATAACAATATTCAATATCCAGAAGGTTCGAAGCTTACAGCTGCTCTTATGATAGGTTATATTCTCAGCAAACAATACGGGATACAATCGCAAACTATATCAAAATATTCACAAACAAATGAAGTAACAGTTTCGGGTTATCCGAAAGGAATAACCGATCGGATAAGTAAGTATCCGGGATTTGCGTAATGATTAATCGTTTTTACAAACAGAAAATTATTATACAAAGAAAAACATTGACTAATGATGGCGGTGGTTCGTTCAAAGAAGTTTGGAAAAAATTGAAGGAGGTTAAAGGATTGATTGTTATGAGTAACGGCTCTGAAAGGATGTTAGATCAAAAGAGAACGGTTATTTCTTCACATACCCTTTTTTGTAATAAAACAGATTTGAAATCCACTGACCGTGTTGAATGTGAAGGGAACATTTATGAAGTGATATTACCGGAAGACCCGTTATCACTTAGTCATCACATGGAAGTAGAGCTGCAATTAATAAAATGAGAAATGAATGGAAAAAGCAAAAACAACAATAACTAATTACTGGCAGATAATTGTTGCGATAGCTCTGGTCATTTTTAATGTGGGGTATACTGTTAAGGCTCTTGAGGACAAGCCCTCAAAAGATGAAGTAAAAAAGGAAATTAAAACAGCAATTGATGAACATAAAAGCGAAACGAAAGATAATTATATCAACATTAATCAAGTGCCTGGACTCAACGAACAGCTAACTGCTATCAACAACCAGTTAGAAGGTGTTAATAAAAAGCTGGATAAGCTTGAAGATAAATTTATTTACGGAAGGAAATGAGATGAAACAGTTTTTTCAAGATGGCGAAGGTGCTTATAGTTCTACAAGATTTGTGATGATACTGACGACAATGTTGTTCTTTATTACCTGGATAACAGAGCTTGTAACAACAGGTTCTTTTAGACCGACATGGGAGCTGGTGAGTTTTGTTAGTGCGGTGGTTCTTGGAAAGAGTATTCAATCATTTAGCGAGTACGGCGGAAATGCAACTGACTGAAAATATATCGTTAAAAGAATTGGTATTTAGTAAAGATGCCGAAAGATTAGGCATTGACAATAAGCCCAATGAAGTTGAAATTCAAAAATTAACCACATTAGCAAAAAATATATTACAGCCGGTAAGAACTTATTTCGGTAAGCCGATTATTATCAGCAGCGGTTTTAGATGTAAAGAACTAAATGCCGCTATTGGTGGTGAACCTAATAGTCAACATGTTAAAGCAGAAGCGGTTGATTTTGTTGTTAAAGACGTTCCGTTAAAAGATGTGTTTTTATTTATTTCACAGAATTTGAATTATGATCAGTTAATATATGAATTCAAACGTTGGATACATTGTAGTTATAAAACAAATGGGAACAGGAAGCAAAGATTGATAGCCAGCAAGATTAACAGCACAACTGTTTATTCTCAATACATTGGTATACATCAACTATGAAGAGGTTATTCTCAATATTGATGTTCTTAACCATATTGTTGATTTTATTCGGTTGTTCGTCTACTGAAACAATTATCAAGGATCGTAAAATAGAAATAACAGTCCCGGCAATTAAAGATTCTATCCCGGCTGTTTATAAAGAATTCCCTAAAACGGTTATTGATTCATTGGATATAATCTTTGAAACTCTTCCTGATTCTGCTCGAATTGAAGGTCAAAAAGAAATTAGGACTGAAAAAGGGAAAGTGAAAGTGAGTATTAAATACTATCCTAAGAAAAAATTTTTTGAGCTCGATGTTCCTGAACACAAAATTGATACAACAATTACAGACACTACAAAGTTGGTTATTAAAAAAGAAACTACCACGGTTGAAAAGTTTGGATATGGTACACTTGGAATAATAATCTTTATCAGCTTAGTGGTGTTAGTATTTCTCGCTGTTAAGTTCAAGGTGTTCTAATGCCAGAAAACCAGTGGTTTGATGATATCGTAATTAATAACCTCAAGAAAAAGCTTGCAGCTCGAATGGTTATTGCCTGTGAATTTACTGCGGGAAACATGAAATTAATCACAGCCGGTCACGTTGGACCTGAATTAAAAGCCGTAGACAAAGGGCAATATCTTAACAGCTTTGTTCATGATGTCATTGAGATGAATGGAGATGTTGTTGGTGTGGTAGCAAATACTGCAGGACATTCACCGTTCATTGAGTTTGGGACCGGACAATATGCTGAGAATGGAAACGGTAGACAAACTCCCTGGTTCTGGAAAGATGAAAATGGAGTATGGCATTTCACCAGGGGTATGAAACCAAGACCGATAATGAGAACCGGCTTTGATGAATCACAAAACGGAATTAAGCAGATCCTCGGAGCTGAATGATGGATACCGACTTAAGAGAAGCGATATACGATTTTATAACAACCGAGGTCGAAGGCTTAAGACCTTATGTAAGTAGTAGTGATCTCGGCAATGTGTTCTATCGTGAAATCCCGGAAGGAGTTTCCGATTCAGTAATTTGTGTGTTTCAGGAATTGACCGATCGTCCTGATTTACGTGATAATAAGGATGTCAGGATTGAAAGCAAATACATTGAGTTTACCTTTTATGCAGGAAACAGAAGTGATCTTGAAAGTATGGTTAAAAAACTTCGAACTGCATTTGATGATTGTGAAAGTACATTGAGTGTTCCCGGTTATAAAGTGATAAGTGTCCGCTGGCAAGCAACCAGGGATAGTTTGTTTAATGAAACAGACCGGGTAATAGTTGAATACAAAATTCGTCTACAAATAGAAGGAGAATAAAAATGCCTCAAATATTTGATCATGGAGAATTGTTAATCGATTCAGCGCCAATCGGGATATTTGATATCACGATGGATGTCGCTCACACAGAGCATGATATAACAAATTTAA